CGTGGTATGAAAGAAAAAGACGGACGTATGGTTCCTAATTGTGTTCCAGTAAGTAAGTCAAATGAAATTGATAAAGCAAAAAAACCAAACTATGATGAATTTATTAAGCCACGTAAAGGTGAGCCAGCAAATGCTAGACTTTATGCACGTATTATTCAAGAAGCAAAAGATAAATTTGATGTGTATCCATCTGCAGTTGCTAATTCTTGGGTAGTTCAAGAATATAAACGTCGTGGCGGAACTTATAAATCAGAAAAACGTGATTATTCTACAGCGTCCCGTGAAAGAATGGCAGAATCTGGAAATGCAATGCCTGATGGATCATTCCCAATCTCAAATCGTGCAGACCTTATGAATGCAATTCGTTCTGTCGGTCGTGCAAAAGATTATGAAAAAGCAAAAGCACATATTGTTCGTCGTGCAAAAGAATTAAATGCAACAGATATGTTGCCAGAAGATTGGAACAATATGGCTCGTAAAGGTATGACTAGTTGGGGCGGATCTATATTTGATTTAAATCCGTTTAAAAAATAATGTCTAAAAAATCTTCAGGTTCATATTTTAAAGATCATGGTTTTAATCCATTACAAATTAAAGATGGAAGAATAGTCCGTTTAAGAAAAGACGGTAGAATAAAAGCAGATCTTGGTCCATATAGACCAGGAAAAAATAAAATAAGGGTGGTAGCAAGTGGCCAATAAAGAACAAAAGGGTAATACCAATAAAAAGAAAGAGCCAAAGATGACTCTTAAAGAAAAACGTATTGAAAAACAAAAAAAGAAAGACGGTAAAAAATGAGCATGTTTTATTTTTGGCACTCACTAGTAATAGGTTTATTAATGATTGGATCATTTTTTTGGGGTAAGTCATATGAAAAAAATAAGGTAAGACAAGATGGCTGATACATATACACCAAATGCTGGCATGAAGGCTGCTGCTCGTCGTGCTTTAAAATGGAAAGAAGACGGTAAAGCAACAGGTGCTGGGACTCCAGTAGGTTGGGGTAGAGCAACAGATATTGTAAATGGATCAGCAATGTCTCTTAGTACTGTTAAAAGAATGTTCTCTTTCTTTTCCCGTCACGAAGTAGATAAAAAGGGAAAAGGTTTTTACGATGGTCCAGAGTTCCCATCTAATGGAAGAATTATGTGGGATGCTTGGGGTGGAGATGCAGGATTTGCATGGAGTCGTGCTATTGTTGAAAGAGAAAAGAAACAAGTAGAAAAGGTTTGGCAGGGAACTGCATTTGATCTAAAAAAATAAAGGGGGAAATGTGGATAATTTAGAAAAAAATGAGTTAATTCAATTAATAGGATTTTATAAACAAAAACTATCTGATACAGAGTTAGATTCATTAAAGTTACAACTTGAGATTAATAAACTTAATTCTATGATTTTAGGTTTAACAAAAGAATCAACAAAAAAATCTAAATAGTATGGAATATTTATTAGTTATAGGCTTGACATTGATTGTCTCTTGGTCTATAATTAAGATATCAAATAAAAAAAGAATAACATTTTTAAAAAAAATTAAATATAAACAAAGTGACATATATGAAATGATTAAAGATGTTGTTCCAAAACAAAAATTTGATAAGCCTAGACTTATTACGCAATCTGAAAAACATATTCAAAAAAATATGTTAAAGGTAGTAATAACCGAAGGCAAGGCATATTGGATATTGGATAACATTTTTTATACTGCTGATGCTATTAATGGCAGAGTAGATGAAAACACAATAAAACAATTAAATTTTGAAAATATGTCAAAAACAGAGTTAGACAAAATGTTATCAATACTTGATGACTTAAAGCAAGGGGTAAGACCAAATGATAGTGGCAGTGCAGGGAACAAAAGAGTTTAATGATTATAGCGTATTTTTACGTGCTATGAGCGTTGCTTTGTCTGGAATGAAAAATGGAGATAATGACTTCATTATTTATTCTGCTGGACCATTAAAAATTAATAATTTTGTTTCAGAATTTTGCAATTTGTCAGAACGTGGGATGAAAGCAAGAGGCAAAAAAATTAAATTCTATAATGCTGCTCCTGCATGGTTAAATGAAAATATAAATCAAATTAATTACTTTGTTTTTTTAAGTCGTCCAAAAGAACTAAAATCAAAATTGGTTTTAACTGCAGAAGCAAATAATATTGACGTCGGTCTTTTTAGATATTAGGAGAAAAATGATAATTAAAAGTTTAAATACAATGGAAAAAATTGTAAATAAAAACAAAAACTTATTTTGGAGTGGTTGGGATGTCGTTGATTTAAAAGAATCTGATATAGCAAGAACCTCTCCTTTAGGAATTAGAGTAAAAGATAAGTGGTATTTGCATAGAATTTATAAACCTACCCGTATTGGTTGGAATATACCAAATAAATATGGAGATAAAAATGAAAAATAAAATATTGTTTGTTCCAATATCAATAGATTTAAACAATAGTTTTAATTTAGAAAAGCCAAAACCAGCAAAAAATTTTTTACCAATTTGGTGGAAAGAACAAGAATTAACTTTAAAAAATGAAAATAAAGAAGATTTTATACCACCCCAAATATCTTTTAAAGGCTGTATGCCATTTTTAGATTCTTTAACTACTGGATATATGCTATCTACACATCAAGATATTTACGTGTCAAAACAAAATAATATACATTTTTTTAATTGGAACGTTGGACCAGATCCAATAGCAGTAAGGGATAATGGAAAAGTTTTAAGTACACTACCAACTCCAGATGGTTGCAGTGAAGTGCATTATGCTTGGAGAGGAAATTTTGGAATACTTCTCCCAAAAGGATATAGCATGCTAATTACTCATCCACTTAATAGAAATGATTTACCCTTTATTTCAAGTAGTGGAATTGTTGACGAAGGTGTTCCATGGCCTGGACAATTTTCATTTTGGATAAAAAAAGATTTTACTGGTTTAATTCCACAAGGAACTCCTATAGCACAAATAATACCATTTAAAAGAGAAAATTGGGATTCTGAATTAAGGGTAGATTTAATTAAAGAAGCACAAAATAAAAGTATGGAAAAAAATAAATATTTTTTTGGATTTTATAAAAAATTTATAAGACAAGAAAAGAAATTTAAATAATGAAGCAACATTTATGGAAAGATCAGGCTGTATGTTTAGGCCTTGATACAAATATTTATTTTGATAAATATGAAGACGAAGAAAATTCTAGGTATAATGTTGACGCACTTTGCAAACAATGTCCAGTAAAAAAAATATGTTTTGCCAACGGAATTTCTGGAAAAGAGTGGGGTGTTTGGGGTGGCGTATACTTAGAAGGTGGAGAAATTTCAAAAGAATTTAATAAACATAAAACTAAAAAAGACTGGTCTGAAACTTGGCAGTCATTAACAATGGAATAAAATTATGGCTAACGACAACTTTTATAGTGATTTAAACACATTTTTTGAATCAACAAATGTTGATTTTATGAATCATGGGTACTACCCATCATATAATTTTATAAAAAAAGAAGATCAAGATTTTAAAAATCAACTTAGTCTTTATTTATCTTTATTTGATAATTTAAAATTTACAAATAAAAACATACTTGAGGTTGGTTGCGGTAGAGGTGGTGGAATAAAAGGTTTAAATAAATACTTTAATTTTACAGAAATTTATGCTTGTGATTTAAATAAAAAAAATATAGAGTATTGTAATAAAAATAATAAAAATATTAATTTTAAAGTTTCAAATGCAGAAAGTTTAGACTACGAAGATAATTATTTTGATATAGTCGTCAGTGTAGAATCTTCTCATTGCTATCAAAATTTTCCATTGTTTTTTTATGAGGTAAAAAGAATTTTAAAACCAAATGGTATTTTTCTTTATACTGATAATGGCCCAGCAATTCATGCTTTTCCTGATTTTTTTCATTTATTTAAAAATATTATTCGTACAGATATTACAAAAAATGTTGCAAGTGCTTGTAAAGAAGATATGGAAAATTTTAAAAATCTTAAAATTAAACAAGATGTAAAAGAATGGCTTATAAATATTGCAGAAACTAAATATTATACAAAGTATAGTTTGTTTAAAAATCAATATATTAAATATGTTTGTTCTGATAATGATAATTGGTTTAATAAATAATGTATACAGATTTAATGAGATATGCCGTTCATTCTATACCTGCGCCAAAAGGTTTTGGAGTGCAGATTATTGACAACGATCATTTTCTTACGGTAAAATTAGATGAAAAAAAGTTTTTACATATGGGGCACGATGATAAAATATCAGCACTTCAATATGTTGTAAAACTTAAAAAAGCACTAGAAGATTGTGGAGCAATTGTTTTGATAACTAGAGAGGCAATTAAATGATTAAACAATTAATTAAAATTATTATATGTAAAATTAAAGATCATGTATTAATTACTGCTGGAGCATGCCCATATACTGGGAAAAGTTATAACGCCTGTATAAGATGTGGAACAATGATAACAATATGAAAAAGAAAACAAAAATATTAATACTAATAATCTTATCTTTGTTAACTGCCATGACACTTTGGGTAGCATCCAATTTAAAAAAAATATCTGAATTAAACATTTTTGATATAGAAGAAAATTAATGCAAACCTTCCTACCTTATAAAGATTATGATCAGTGTGCAGAAATATTAGATAATAAAAGATTAAATAAACAGATATTAGAAGCCTATCAGATACTCAAGGTTTTGTCTGGTAAATCCCCATCAGGGGCTTGGCGCAATCATCCAGCGGTATTGATGTGGAAAAATGCAGAGCATTCATTACGCACATACGCTAAAGCCATGATTAAAGAGGCTAAGGCAAGGGGTATAAGGACAGATAAGAACGAAGCCAATATAGAGGCTCTAGAGGCTGTTTGTGGGCAGATTTGGGGTACTGATAAGCCAGTCTGGAACAAGCCCTCTCACATAGACCGTGTAAATATCACTCATAGGGCTAACTTATACCGTAAAGATCCTATCTATTATGCTGAGTTTTACAAAGACATTAAAAATGAACACAACAAACCTTGTTGCGATAAATGTTTATATTATTGGGCAACCCATGCCATTAGAGATGGAGTACAATAGTTAGTATGGAAATGATGTTTATAATATTTTTTGCTACCCTCTCATTTTCTTTTGGCATAGCCTATTGGTCAGTATTTGATAAGTTAAAAAAATCAAACATTTTACTTGCAGAACTTTTTATAAAAAATAGAGCACTAGAGGAAATTGCTTCTCAAGTTAAAAATAATATAACACTTTCAGATGATGCAATACATAAAGAAAATTTTATAAAATTTCTTTCTGATTCTAGAGATTGGGCTTTTGAATATATTGAAACATCACAAAAAACTATTAAAGAAGTATCAGAAGAACTTAAAAGTAAAGGTTTGAATGGGTATTCTGAAAAACTTTTAGCACTTTTGCCACCAGCAGTAGGAGATAAATAGCATGAGAGATGTTTTATTATCAACATTAACAGGTTTTGGATGCGGTGCCGTGTTTGCTGCATTCAAATTGCCAGTACCAGCACCACCAGTTTTTGCGGGAGTCGCAGGAATTATTGGGCTGTGGATTGGTTTTACAATACTAACACAAATTATATCCTAGGAGGAATAATGAATAACTTACTAAATGATAAGACAAAGGCAATGCTAGCATCATACGGACGATCTGTTCTTGGTTCAGTAATTGCACTTTATATGGCTGGCGTAACAGATCCAAAAGATTTATGGGCTGCATTAGTTGCTGCTCTAGCGCCCGTCGCATTAAGAGCGCTTAATCCTAATGACAAGGCGTTTGGCGTATTGCCAGACACTGGTGCTGTTTCAGATGCACTTAGCAAGATTGTACCTGCTAAAAAGGCTCCAGCAAAAAAGGCTGCTAAGAAAAAGTAGTTTGTTTTTAATAAGGAGGGCAAACTTAAAAACTTGCCCTCTTTATTTTTTATAACTGGGTAATTATGGACTTTGTATACATATGTAAAGAAGGCGTTAACGAAGAGTTAAAGTATTCTATTAGATCTGTCGTTGAAAGTTTTCCAGACTCAAATATATGGGTTGTTGGTGGTAAGCCTGATTGGTACATAGGAAACTATATTGAGGTTCATCAGGTATATACTAAGTATAAAAATGCTGTAGAGAATTTAAAAATGATCTGTTCTTCACCACAAATATCTAATGAATTTGTTTTGATGAATGACGATTTTTATATTATTAAAAAAATAGATAGCATAAACACTTTTCATGGCGGATATCTATTAAATAAAATAAACTTATATCAAAAACTAAATGGTAATTCTAACTATACTAGAAAACTTAATGCCACATACAAAAGATTAAAAGCCATTGGAATTGATGATCCACTAGACTATGAACTGCACGTACCTATGATTATGGAGAAACAAAAATTGCAAGATGTGTTAGATAAAAATGACCAGTTTTTATGGAGATCCATGTATGGAAATATATTTAAGGTTGGTGGGTCAGAGATGCAAGATGTTAAGGTTTATACTAGAGGTCCTTTAGTTTTTAAGTCTTATAATTTAGATATAGATAATCACACATATTTATCTAGCGCAGATAGTTCTTTTGATATTATTTGGAATAACATACTTAAGATTCAGTTTAAACAAAAAACTAAATTTGAGAGATAAGTTCTAAATATTTTTCTTTTAAAATAACTGGAGAAAAGTTTGCAACTCCAATATTATATGCTTGTTCTTTATAAGATACCTTATCTTTAATATTAATATAGTCATCAATTGTTTTTGCTAAAGCCATCGGATCTGCTTCAAACAATTCAAGTCTAACCTTAGTTCTAATTGTTCCGATTGAATCGCTTTTGACCAACCACTCTGAAGGTAAAATATAATTATTGGGAGATATGTTAGTCATAAAAACTGGCAGGGCACTTAATAGGGCTTCATTCATTGGCAAACATAATCCAGCATAGCGTCTTGGCAATACCATAGCGTCAAAACTATTATACATATCTTCCCTATTGTCTGGATTGCCTACTTCAATCTTAAGCCTTGAATCCTTAATATTTGTCTCTATTTCACTTTGACTTCTAATTACTAACTCATAATCTGCTTTAGAATACTTAAGCATATTAATTACAGTCTCAGTACCGTTTCTATCTTTTGCTGCTTTTTTACCAGCAATGTGTAATATTCTGTTATGTGATTTAGATAAATTGTTTTCTTTTACTTTACTAAATAATTCCTCATTTGTTGGTGGTGGAAGATGGATAACTTTGGTTTGACCACCAAACATTTTTTTTATATGTTCAATTTGCCATACACTTGGAGATAAAAGTACTGTTGGTAGTGGTAGATTAGGGTTTGATAAATGACCAAATAGTTCATAGTTATATTGAAGTATGGTTTTTACATTTCTTTTGTTTGCAAAATTTATAAAGTTTTGATCATAAAATGTTTCACAACTTAATACAACATCTACATCCCCTAAAAACATTTTAATCTGTTGAATAGATGGAAAACCATTACTTCTAATGCAACTATATTTTTCATACCATTCTGGATGCTGCTTATTTTTATTAAATGATGTAGAGTCAATTAAAAGAATCTTATCTGGATTAAGCATATTAACCAATTCTTTAGTCTGATTGCCAAGTCCAGTATTGTCAGATCTTGCTATAATTCCCAGTCTCACTCTATTGACCTTAAAATATCTTTATCATCTTTAAATAACTCAGACTGACTTAATATTTTTTTTGCATCTTCAATACTCGTATATGACCAAAACTCATCATCTTGGGTAAACTTTCTAGTGCTTTGTCTTCCATCTAAATGTAAAACCCTGCTTACGTTTTGACCATTATCTGGGTAATAAATAAACATCTTATGCGCTTCCCAGTTTCTAATTTTAAAAACATATGGAGTATCTACAATTCTTTCTTCGTTTGGCAAGTACTCACAATCAGTTTGAGCCTTTCCATAAAACTCATCTTCAATATAATTTCTTTCACCAATATTTGGCAAAATAATATTCTTATAGTAACTAGTAAAACTTAAATGTGGATTTTGACTCCACTGAACAGTCTTTATAAAGATATCTTCTTGACCACACATCATATGAACATGTTCTTGTGGCATCTCTTCTCTTAAATAAAACCTTATTGTGTTTGCCTTGTTATATTCAAACATATCCAAACATTTATTCCAGTCAATATCTCTATCGGTTCTTAATGGTAAATCTCCTTCAATATAAAGAATTAGTGGTGTTTGAACCAAGTTAATAGTTTTTTTCATCATAGTGCTCTGATGGCTATGTTCATCAAATATAATTGGTAATACATTTTTCCATTCGTGTAAGCATTTCCATAAAACTCTATTTTTATATTCGTCATAGTCTTTTTTATAGTTTGATTGCTCTGATCTTATTCCATCTATTTGTAATATTATCTCACTGTCTGGAAAATGAAATCTTGTATTGTTTATAGTTGTTTCTATAACCTTTGTACTGGGATGGCTAGGAATATAAGATGTTGGAACAATAATTGTTACATCAGACTTTTGCATTTACTTGCCTCATAATCTCAATTGATAAATCTCTTTTATATTTTATCCACCAACAGACAGT